TACCTTTACATACGCTGAAGCGTTGGAGATGATTAAACAACGAGATGCTCAATGGGAAGGTAAGATAGAAAAAGCCGATTCATTAATAGCATCACAGAAAGTAGTGATTAGTGATTGTGAAAATTTAGTGGTAAACCTAGAAGAGTCTGCTAGTGTTGATTCATTATTACTTATTGCCAAAGATTCACAGATTAAACTACTTAGAGCTCGTGATGAAGCTAATGAGAAAATGGTAAAGTTAATTGAAAAGAAGTGGTATGAGAATCAATACCTTTGGTTGGGTATAGGATTTATTTTAGGAAAGATATAATGAAACCTACTCCACTAAAAGAAGTCATTAAAACAGAGTATGTTAAGTGTGCTAAAGATCCTATATACTTTCTAAAGAAGTATTGTGTTGTTCAACACCCGATAAGGGGTAAAGTTCCTTTCCATCTTTGGCCCTATCAAGAAGAATCTCTTAAAACATTTGAAGAACATAGGTTTAATGTAGTTCTTAAAGCTCGTCAATTAGGCTTATCTACATTATCAGCTGGATACTCTCTTTGGATGATGACCTTTCACAGTGATAAAAATATATTGGTAATTGCCACTAAACAAGATACCGCTAAAAACTTAGTTACTAAAGTGAGAGTTATGCATGCTAACTTACCAAGTTGGTTAAAGCAGAAGTGCGTTGAGGATAACAAGTTGTCGTTGAGATATAACAATGGCTCTCAAGTAAAAGCTGTTGCGAGTGGTGAGGAAGCTGGAAGGTCAGAAGCTCTGTCTCTACTTATATTAGATGAGGCTGCTTTTATTGATAAGATTGAACCAATATGGGCTGCGGCTTCGCAGACATTATCAACTGGTGGAAAATGCATTGCGCTTTCTACTCCAAATGGTATTGGTAATTGGTTTCATAAGACTTGGGTGGGTGCAGAAGAGGGAACAAATGACTGGAACTTTATCAGATTACATTGGAACTTACATCCCGAAAGAAATGATGAGTGGAGAAAAGAGCAAGATAGGCTATTAGGTCCTTCATTAGCTGCTCAAGAATGTGATTGTGACTTCCTAACTTCTGGGCAGACTGTTATTGATGGTGTTATTTTAGATGAATATAAACAAACCCACGTTTATGATCCATTGGAAAAGCGTGGTGTAGACAGTAACCTTTGGATATGGCAGCCAGCAAACTATAGTAGAGATTATGTAGTGAGCGCGGACGTTAGTAGGGGGGATGGTAGTGACTTTTCAGCGTTTCATGTAATAGATGTAGAAAATTTAGAACAAGTGGCGGAATATAGAGGTAAAATATCCACAAAAGATTTTGGAAATTTATGTGTAAATGCTGCTATAGAATATAATAATGCATTATTGGTTGTTGAGAATAACAATATAGGTTGGGCTGCTCTCCAACAATGTATTGATAGAGGTTATGAGAATTTATTTTATACAAGTAAAGATTTAAAGTATGTAGATACAGAACATCAAATGACCAATCGATATAGAAGTACGGAAAGGAATATGGTGGCAGGATTTAGTATGACAATGAAAACAAGACCACTGGTAATAGCAAAATTAGATGAATATTTTAGAGAAAAGTCAGTAATTGTCCGTTCAAATCGATTAATTGATGAACTTTTTGTATTTATATATAACAACAATAAGGCAGAAGCGATGACTGGATATAACGATGATTTAGTCATGTCTCTTGCTATAGGATTGTGGGTAAGAGATACAGCGTTAAGGTTAAAGGCTGAGGGAATAGAATTGCAAAGAAAAACTTTAAGTGGTATGTCATCACAGATGTTACCACAGAAACCAACAAATGAAAATGATTCTTGGGAATGGGAAATTGGTCCTGATAAGAAGAGAGAATCATTGGATTGGCTAATAAAATAAGAGGTAAAAAATGGCACAACAAGATATATTTACAAGATTAAAACGATTATTTTCAACTAATACTATTGTTAGAAATATTGGTGGCAAAAAGTTAAAGATAGTTGATACTGGACACGTTCAAGCGATTGCACAGAACACCTTGGTGGATAGGTTTACAAAATTATATTCTAATATGCAAAAATATGGATATAATGAGCTTATACAAGTCCAGCAACTTAGATTGGGATTGTTTGGGGATTATGAATCAATGGATTCGGATGCTATTGTAGCTTCCGCATTAGATGTATATTCAGACGAGTCCACAATGAAAAATGAATATGGAAAAGTACTACAAATTACTACAGATAATAATAATGTTCATGATATTTTACATAATCTTTTTTATGATATATTAAACATAGAATTTAATTTATGGCCGTGGGTTAGAAACATGACAAAATATGGTGATTTCTTTCTCAAACTGGATATAAATGAAAAATATGGTATTACAAACGTAATGCCAATATCGGCTTATGATATAACGCGTCTTGAGGGTCACGATCCATCCAATCCAAATTTAGTACAATTCGAATTTATACCACAGCAATCAAGTGGTGTGGTTGGCGCACGACATACACAGAGGGGCGCAGAAACAACGATGTTGGAAAATTATGAAATAGCACATTTCAGATTACTTTCAGATTCTAATTTTGTACCATATGGTCGTTCTATTTTAGAAGGTGGTAGAAAAGTTTGGAAGCAATTAACTCTTATGGAAGATGCTATGTTAATACATCGTATTATGAGGGCACCCGAAAAGAGAGTGTTCAAATTAGATATTGGTAATATACCGCCCGCAGAAGTTGATAACTATATGCAACAGGTAATAAATAAGATGAAAAAGGCTCCTGTTATGGATGAAAATACCGGAGATTATAATTTACGATATAACATTCAAAATCTCACAGAGGATTTCTTCTTACCAGTTCGTGGTGGAGATAGTGGAACAGAAATAAATTCTCTTCCGGGTCTGACATATGAGGCTACAGAAGATATTGAATATTTAAAGAATAAATTATTGGCTTCGCTTCATGTACCAAAGGCTTTCTTAGGATATGAAGAAGGTTTGGGCTCTAAAGCTACGTTGGCGGCTGAAGATGTTAGGTTTGCAAGAACAATTGAGAGAATTCAAAGAATTTTAACAAGTGAATTACAAAAAATAGCTGTAGTTCATTTATATGCACAGGGTTTCAGAGACCAAGACCTTGTAAATTTTGAATTGAAACTTACAAATCCATCCACAATCTATGAACAAGAGAAGGTTGAATTGTGGAATAACAAAACGTCATTGGCGGAAAGTATGTTAAGAGATGGTATCCTTTCAACGGAATGGATTTATAAAAATATTTACAATTTTTCAGACGCTGATATAAAAGAGTTGGATGAACAGATCACATTTGACTATAAAAATAAATTTCGCCGTACACAAATTGAAAATGAGGGTAATGATCCTGCTAAAAGTGGACAATCTCAAGGAACACCGTCCGATCAATCTATGGGAAGAACCGGTCATGAGTTAGATGATGAGGGTGGTTCGCCCGAAGGTGGATGGGATGGAGCTGGTCGTCCTAAAGAAGCTAATAAATATGCTAAAGATAGTGGTGCAAGAGGAAGAGATCCATTGGGTGCGCATGATAAAAATACAGCTTATGGGAAGGCTTCGCTTTCAAAATATGAAAATTTATTGAAAGATATGGGAAATAAAGAAAAGGAATTATTAAGTGAATCAGATGAGGTTAATGAAGTATATAAAACCGAGCTGAATTCTTTAAATTCTAATAAAAGTTAATTAATCATATATTTATATATGAAGTATTGTATAAATGACTGGAGTTAAATATGAATGCAAAAATTAAACACTCAAAAATAAAGAATACGGGTATTTTATTTGAGTTGTTAACAAGACAAATTACAGTAGATGTGTTGAATAATAAAGATGGGAAGGCTGTTAATATGTTAAAATCTTATTTTTCCCCCAACAAAGAGCTTGGGAAGGAGTATGAGTTGTATAAAATACTTACAACTGAAAAATACAAATCCCAAAGTAAGGCTAATCACCTTGTTAATGCTGTGCTAGCCGCATCTAGAAAAATCAATAAAAATAAATTGCGTCGAGAAAAATATAATCTTGTCAATGAGATACGCAACTCATATAAAGTTGATGATTTTTTTATGGCTCGGATATTAAATTATAAAATGTATGCTTCTATATATAAATTATTTGAATCCACAAAATTCTCCGATCCAACACAAGAAACGCAGAGTAGATTTAAAATTATAGAGAATATCGTTAATAATGTTGGTAATGTAAAGAAAAAGGAAGATGGAGTAATAGAAAATTACAAAAAACAGGAAAAAGATTTACGATTGCTGGCTTATACAGTATTAGTTGAGAAATTTAATAAAAAATATAAATCACTCAATGAATCTCAAAAAGGTTTGTTAAGAAAGTATATATATAACATTTCAAATACAAATTCTCTCAAAGAATTTATTAAAAAAGAAATCGGTGGCGTGAAAAAGCAACTTCATTTATTTTTACCTGAGATTGGGGATAAAGTTACTAAAATTAAATTGAGTGAAGCAATAAACCAGTCGGATAAACTTTTGAAGGGTAGAATTGTTGAAGATAAACACGTTATTACTTTAATGCGGTATTATGAACTTTTAAAGGAGCTGAAAAATGTCAAAAATGGATAAACTTAAAGAGATTATTCGTGAATTGATTAAAAAAGAGCTTGCGGAGGCTACAACTTCAGGCGCTACGCCCGGATACGACACTCCCAACGCTTTTACTGGTGGTCCTGGCAAAGGTAAGAAGAAAAAGAAGGAAATTTCTACTAATTCTACGGGATATAATGTAGTTAAGGAAGGAAAGTATCATGATTATAGAAATGATGAGTCATTGACACCTAAACAAAAAATTGGACGCTCAATGAGAGAAGTTCGTGACGGGCTGAATAGTTTGGAAGGGCTTGTCAAAATGAATGTTAAACTAAAAAATGAATTGAATGTCAATTCACAGTCATATTGGAAAAATACACATAAGGCTTTAAATAAAATAAGTGAGAGGTTAGTTAAGCTAGCAAACAAAGTTGGTCAGTTACAATAAGTACTCGC